ACAAGTGAAAAAGTCGATTTACAACTAAACGCATTAGACCAGGAAGTATTCGTGGTCATGGGTGTGGACATAGATGTTAACGACCCTGAACTAATTCCTGCAACTACAACTGTTGCTCAAATGTCAATTTCCACAACTGAAAGAACCTCTGTGGGTGGAATTGGTAACACAAATGTCCTTGCTCACACAAGAGTCGAAATTCAAGACAATGGTGTAACAGCAGTACGTGGTGAATATACTAGCGATTCCGCACCTGCAACTTCACTAGAATATCTAGGAATTATTGCAACTAATGACTTCTATCTGAACATCATTGGTAACAACAACACCGGCGTTCTATTTGGTAATGCTAGACTATACGGCTACCGCGCACGTGCAGACGCAGCAATTTTCAGCAGCCTGGTGCAATCAGAATTGCTCTCTGCTTGATGGTGGGGTTTTTCTTGGTGGCCATACATGGACGATGGTGTGGACCCAATTGGACCGATGGACGAAACATCAGTGCAAGGGACTATTTCCTGGGCGGTGGTAATTTCAAATCGCCGTGCGTGGATAGTCTTGATTGTGCTTGCCGCGAGCACGACAGGGCTTGCGCCGGACCAGGTGGTTGCACTGCTAAGGCTGATAGGCGTTTAGCGGCAAAAGCACAGTGGATTGCATTGACAAACCCACGCTTACGATCTACAGCACAAGTAGTAGCCTCAGGAATAGCACTAGCATCACTAACAAGGAGACGATAACATGCCTACAGTAACTATGACTCTTGAAGAATATGAAGCATTGATGGCTCTGGTTCGGTCAAACGATACCTCGCTCATGACCTCACCGGCTGAACCGGCGCCATCAGGCAAACCAAAACGACGTAAGAAGTCAAAGTACCAGAAGGAGTTAGGTCGTCAGCTAAAGATGCTAAAGAAAAAGCACCCCAGGACAAAAGTAACTGCACTAATGAAGCGCGCTCACCGTGCGACACGCAAGGCACTCAAGCGTTAATCTGGTTAAATTTCCTGGGTTACTGTATACAATTTTCCATTAATCCAGATGGCTTTGCCATACCTTTGCCAATATGCAATTTCTCCAACTTTGACAAATGCGTAGTTTTTGTCCGGGTCACGTGCATAGAGTGTGCGTCCATCTTTGATTAGTTTACTCATATTATCACTCGAAGCCATTGCGTAGTATAGTTATTAGCGCACGAATCTCCTCTTCTGAGCGATTCTCCAGGTGAAACAACAATTCTCTATTGCTAATTTTAGTTTGAGCCTCAATTTTACTGTACCTTTCTATTGCATTTGCTTGAATCGATTCTTCATCACTAGCAAATTCACGCTTATTTCGTTCAGATCTAAGTTGATTTCTAACCCAACTGCTAAAATTTGGTTTCCTGGATGCTAATTCTGCAGTTTCTTTATCTAAGCTGATAATCTTTTGAATCTTCATGACTCATCCTCCAGGTTTCTTAGTGCGTGTCCTCTGTACATATCGACTTTCATTTGTAATGAACCAATTCTACCTAGCACTTCTTCTCTGTATTGTTTGTCATCTGGTGTAGAATACCCATCGATTGACAACATATCGTCATAATATGCGATTAATTCATCTAATGCTTCATCAATATCGCGTAATTCAGAATATGTAAAGCCAAATGTCACCACCTGGTTTCCGTTTTTCTCGCGTGTCGGGCCTATTAACATGGATTTTTGTCCCATATTTTCGATGAAATGGCTGGTATGTATATACTTATTGCAGGATTATACCCAAGGAGGGCTAGATTCGGGGGACTACGCCCCAAATCAACGCCAAGACGGCCCAGATGTTCAAGACAAGGGTAACAAGAAATATAATAAGATTCACCCTGTTATGATAGGTTATGATGCCCAAGGGACTCAAGCAAACCTCAAGCCTAATCGTAATTTCTGAAGGACTAGCAGAATCTGCTGCTAACACTTTCACAAGTGAAAAAGTCGATTTACAACTAAACGCATTAGACCAGGAAGTATTCGTGGTCATGGGTGTGGACATAGATGTTAACGA